CAGTGAATGTTATCTATATCATACCCATAAGAAACAAAATCATCTCTCATTTGATAAACAAGAGAAGTTGTAGGCACGATGATAAGAGTCTTCTCTTCATATAACCTAGTTAATAGATAAATGATAAGAGATTTGCCCGAAGCCGTAGGTGAAAGTAAAAGTGCTCTAGAGTTAGAAGTAGCATATTTTATAGCTTCAATTTGGTAGTCTCTGGGCTTAATAGATTCAGGGACGCCAATGTCCCTGATAAAAGACTGAAAGTCTTTTATTGATAAAGGGTCTGTAGGAAATTCTACGCTGTACTCGTACTCTTTCTGTTCAAAGAATTCTTTGACGTGGCTTAAGAGTCCTGCATACAGTTTTTTCTTTCTGATGTTAAATAATCTTATTTTTCCGTCCCACAAATTTTTCTTGTATGCAGGACTAAATCTCGCACCGGGAACTTCAAACGTGAATAAATCACTCAGTTCGTATGCAACGTCTTCTGGACAATCAACATTTATATAAACTTCATTAACTTTTTTTATTTCTATCAATTCAAACCTTCTTTAAATCTTTCCCAGTCAATGATTGATTTAACCTGATATCCTCTATTATTAATCTGCTGCATCACAGATTCTATAAGAGATATTTTTTCTTTCTGAAGTGCGACTCTGTTTGATATATCAATAATGTCATCGTCTTGCTGTATGTACATGTCTAAGTCTTGACGTAAAATCTTGAGTGGGTTTTGAATCCACCCCATCTCTTTAAGAGTATCTTTGTCTAAATCGCCTCTATAGTATTCGTGCTTAATACGAAAAAGCTTTTTGTAATCAGACTCATATTTTTTAAGTTTAATTCTTTCTTCAGAAAGCATTCTAAGATACTTAGAATGTAATCTTGGAATTTTTAACGTTTCTTCTGTAAGAAGATCTCTTTCGAACTTGGAATCTTGATCCCAACTCTCATAGATATCTTTTATGTTCATCAACCACCAACTATTTCAAAATCATAATCTCTATAAGTGAATACTACTTGTGCCTTTGCAAACTGAGACGGATCTGATTGAGAATCAAAAAGTAAATCCGATAACTGAATAGGAAAAGCATCAGTAAACTTTAATCTTATATTAGGATTTTTAGCAGAAGTCAATATATTAATTGAAATATCTGAAAATAAACCAGTATCAGAAGCAGGTGCAGCATCTCTTACTGTAGAGTAATGATAGTTGCCCGGAAGCTTATAACTTTGATTTGTTACTCTACTCATCCAAGAGAAAATTTCTCTATAGTTTTCCATGTTCTCATCTACAAGAAAAGCAACGGATAAATCTGCAAAGAATAATCTATCACCTTGTAAAGGAGCGCCCTGAATCGGGTTTGGTTGATCAACACGACCAACAGAAATACCCGGAACATTAATAGACTGCACTGTGAAGTTTAGATCAGGGAGTCTTTTTACCCTAAATGTAAAATTATTAGGGTGGATATAGTTCAGAGAAGAGGGCTGTGAATTTTTGATTGCCATTATCTGTAGTACTGTACCAGTTTCTTTTTCTTCTTTGGTCTTGCCAGCTTAGCAAGCTGATAAGCGCCAATAGAACCTGCAGCACCACCCAAAGCACCGCCAACACCAGCACCCAAAAATCCACCAACAGGACCACCTAAAGCAGAACCTAATCTGCCGCCATAGATAGAACCAGCAGTTGTTCCTGTTATACCACCTGCTGTAGTAGCAAGTTGAGGAACAGTATATGTTGGAGCATAAGGATCAAGATCTACTTTCTTGTAGTAAAGATCTTCTTTTTTACCTGCTTCTTTTAATTTTTTTTTATCTTTCTTAGCACCAATGTTGCCGATTCTACGACCTAAAGCTAAACCACCACCAATCAAAGCACCTCCAGCAAGAGCAGCAGCACCAGCTTTCATAAGATTTGGTCTGGAAAATGCAGTATCAATTGCAGCTTGTGTAGATTTAGCCGCTGCTGCCGGAAAAGCATCTAATGCAGGATTAAAGTCAATCCTTTGGCCTAAAGCTGTAACGACACCGGGTTCTGTTTTTGGAGCATTCGGAATTGGAACTTGCTGTGTCATAGGATCTTGAATGCCCTTTTCAATAGCGGAACCAATATCTCCTAATTTAGGAATTTTAAGGTTTAACTCTAGAATTAATTCTTTAGAATAAGACATACAACTCTCCAAAAATATTTCTAATACTATTTATAAAAAAAGGGGCCGAAGCCCCTTTTTTCCATAACAAAAACGTGCAGTTTCGATTACATCAAGTTTGAAACAGTTACTCTTCTGTAGTACTTGTTGGAATTCTGCTCGATACGACCAGAACCTTCGTTAGTGCCTTCTGCGAATGGGTTAGCTACCATGCCGTAACGGGTTTTGAAGCCGATCTTTGGCTGGAAGCTGTTCTCACCTACAGCACGTACCATCTGCAGAGGTACGTAAGGACAGTAGAACAGACCGGAATCAAATGCGTTAGAACCCTTGTAACCCACAGTCATGTACTGATTGCCGGAACCGCCTACGAAGTATGGATCGATGTATACTCTCATACGACCGTTCAGTACACCTGCAAAAGTCTTGCCTGTGTCGTCTACTTCAAGGTTGTTAGCATTCAGTGCAGGAGTGTAATCCAGAACACCAGCCATCTGCAGAGCAGAAGCTACGTCGGAAGAACAGAGCATGATGTTGCCCTTACCACGGCGAGTATCTTTTGCAATCTGATTAGCTTCACGTTCGATCTGGAACATCAGACCTTTGAACTTCTCTACCATCCAACGACCATTCGAATCAACGTCAAGGTCGAAAGTACCGGAAGATGCTACGTTGTGTTGAGCACCAGTTACCGCAGTCAGGTTGATAGTACGAACAACTTCACGGTTGATTTCAGCCAGAACTTCAGCTTGCAGGATATTAGCAAGTTCAGTTTCAGCGTCCAGACCATGAATTGCTTTAAGGTCTTGTGCCAATTCCATCGAGTACTCAGCTTTAAGTGCTCTGGACTTTGCAGTCACAGCAACTTTCTCAATGCTGAATGCCATCTCTGGGAACTGATACGTGGTGTTGCCGCCAAGTGCTTCAGCGTCAGCCGTTGCAATACCACCTTGGTAGTTGTATGTGGTGTTAGCACCGGAAGGTTGATCACCAACGTTCATGCCAGCAGCACCTTCTTCTGTACCTGCCGCACCAGTAAGTGGAGCAGAGAAGCCAGTGTTAGCTTCGCCGTACATAGCTTCAGTACCAGTCTGACCTTCGTAACGGGAACGCATAGCAAAGATAAGGCCAGTAGGACCAGTCATTGGCTGCACACCGCAGATATCGTATGCTACGAGGTTAGGCATGGAACGACGAACCAGAGAAATCAGGACTGGATCGTAGATGTCTACGTTGCCCGAACCAGCAACGGACGAAGAAGCACCCATTGCGTTTACAGGCGCAGCTTCTAAGAGAGACTGTGGAGCAAAGCCAGCTTGCTCTGCAATGGATCTCTCGGTATTTTCAAGCAACTGTGCAGTAGTTGCTCTTTTGTGGCTATTCTCAATCTCTGGCAGATCTGGATGATCAAGGAGAGGAGACCACTTACTTGTGACGTTTTCGTGTAAGTTCATTTGTAACTCCTATTACTTAGACTTTTTTAACATGACTAGAAACTGCATCAACGTATTTCTTTACATTATTGTCGATGTATTTATCATTTTGCTCAACTTCAACTTGTTCATCCATATAGAAACCATTGGAAGACACTGCTTCTCTTAATACTGATGCCGTATCAAACCCATCAGCAACAAAGTGTTCTTTGAGTGCGGATAGTTTATCATTGAGCTGAGAAGCATTGTCAGCATCTACATTTTCTGCGAGTTTCTTTAATTTATCTCTTTGCATTAAAGAAAGATCAGCAGAAACTGCCTCGAAAACCAGAGCCTTTTCAAGCTCATTGATATGGGATCTCTGGTTCATATTCTTTTTGATTTGCTCGTTGAGCTTATCTTTAAGTTCTTCAACTTCAGAATAGGCTTCCTGAACAACTTCTACTTGGGTATCATCAATAGCGATGTTGTACGATTTAATGACCTTGGAAATATCAGTAACCATATTTTCATAAAGATCACCTTTAATGCCATTATCAAGAGCAAGCTGATTTTCAACCATGTAATCATGTGCAGCATCTGAAACAAATTCTTCTACAGCTTCAGAAAGAGCTTCAACTTCAGAATTAAACTGAATATCAAAATCTTCTGCAAGCTCAGCAACGATCTCTTCTTCAACTTCTTCTAGCCTTTGATTGATAGTTGCTTCAAAGATAGCAGCAGCTTTATTTTTTACAGACTCTGAAAGACCTTCACCTGCAAAAATCGTATCTACAGCTTCTTTAGCCATAATCGTAGATTGATTTACTACAGCAGCTTCATCTGGAATTTCATCTGCTTTGTCTTCTGGATTTGCTTCAGTAGCTTCAGGTGCTGGCTCAGCAACAGTTGCTAAGATCTGATTCACCTTTGCGTCGTCTGCTGTAAGAACCGCATTAATGACAGCAGAATTCTTATCTGCTCTCGACATGCCTTCGCCCGGTGCTGGATTATCAGCAGGATTGTTAGAAGGCATAGGTACAGCAACTGCCTGAGAAGAGGACATCTCTGGTGTTGGCTCCTCTACGGGAGCAATGTTTGTTGATTCAACAATTTTTCTTCTACGTGCCATTTGTAAAAAACTCCTTTATTGAGTACTATTTATTTAGATAAGTTTTTGAGAAAATCCTCAAATAATTCTAGTTTAGCTTCTGGTGTCAAACTATTTGATCTAGTTTTCTCTTCAACGATATCTTGATATCTTTCAACCGTAGAAGCCTTTAAGATTCCATTGTCCCAAACCCAGTCAACACCTTCCATAATACCATTCACAAAAGCATCAGGCGCAGATGGATCTGCTACGATATCTGCCGCTGTAGCAAGAGAGAAGTCGCTTTGAACTTCTTGAAACTCACCTCTAGACTTCAGAGAACCCATTCCTCTTGTCGATACACCAAGAGTAGCACCTTCATCGATAAGAGTTTTTACAATCTTACCGTTAGGTGTGTCCATAATCTTCGCTTTGCCAATAAAGTTTGGACCATCTTGTTTGATTTCAACAATCATGTGCGAAACTTTATCAAGATTAATTGTTGGTCCTTCAGGATGACCTAACTCACCAAAAGCTCTGTTTTTAGAGACAAGATTTTCACAATACTTAGCAACTTCTTTTTCAAGAATCTCAACAGGGTAAACCCTACCATTCTTGTTTTTCTTTTCGCCTTGAATGAAAACTCCCTCAATAAAGTATTGAGGCTTTCCATCCTTTTCTTCCTTAAGAAACTGAACTGATTCGTTTAATTCTGTAATTAACTTCATAAGTCGTACAGCCTTCTTGTTTCAGGATTTCTTGTCTCTTCTTTTTCAATAGACTGAATAAGAGCCTTTAGTTCTTTATCGGTCATACTATCTTTAAGTTTTTTTGCGTCTAAACCAAGCTCTTGTTTAATTAGTTTATTAACTTCTGGATCTTTCATATTTCTTCTTGTATTCTGAATATTTTTTCTACTTTTCAGGTAAAGTCTGAATAAGAAAGGACCAGCAATAGCTAAAGCAAGAACACCAGAAATTGAGATAGGAACACGATTTTTTACAGCAAAGCCTGAAATTGTTAAAGCAGCACCAGAAACCTGACTCCAAATGTTTTGGACATTCGATCCAAGATTTAAAAATCTTTGAATCTGTCTAAGAATGCCTTCGCCTTGATCTAAGCCTTTTTCAATAACATCGTCTTCTGATTCTGTCTCTGTCTCTGGCATTGTCACTTCAACACCAGTACTAACAGGTACTGCCTTTCCAGAAACCAGACCATATGACTGAACAAAATCTTTTTGCTCTGGTGTTCTAGTCGCCTGTGGATTTTTCGCCAAATTATTCAAGTCTGGAATGGTAAACGTATAATCTTTGAAATGTGGTTGATCACCAAAAATATCATTTTCACGATCATCAAAGTTTTTTCTAACTGCTAATTTTCGCTCAAGATCTACTTGTGCCGCATTAGATATTGTAGAAGTAAATTTAACGGATGAAGAAACTATAGGAAGGTTTCCGTAAGAGCTTCTATGGAAAAGAATATGTCTTCCTTGTCTAAATCCAGCAATTTTTTCTTTATGTAAATGGTATACAGGATGACCGGGACGTTGTGAGTTTGCTTTTTCAGTAGCAGCAAGTCTTAAGGCGGTTCCAGATCTTTCCGGAATAGCACATCCAATTAAACCTTCTGGTAAATCCCAAGAAATTGTATGAAAACCAGCCGCAATCAAAGCCTTTGTACAATTAATAAAATTTTGATCTGATTTGTCTTGAGTTTCTAAAATAAAACCAAGACCTTTAATCAAAGGATTAGAGTACTTGCCTCTATTTTTAGAATTGTTTGGAATTTTACCAATAAAAACTCTCCAGTTCGATTTACCGGAAAAGTTCACGGACGACAAAGCACTAGCCGCTTTTTTGAGTGCGAAAATTGGAGTACCCTGTGGGATTCTAAAAGAATCTCTGCCTTGATAAGTACCAGCAATATGACCTTCGGAGTTACTCCAGCCGCTAGTATTTACGTAACCATAATTACTGTCCAAATTGATATTTTTTGTCTGCCTGTTAAACGTGAAGATCCCATCGTCTGTTGCATACGCAGAGTCTAGGATTGATTCAGGAAGCTGAGAATCAGACTCATAGATGTATTGTTCTTCAAGGTCTTCATGCTCATCCTCATCAACGGTAACAGGATAAGTCTTACCTTGAAACTCAAATTCTTTTTTCCCCTCTTTAGACGCCATTCTAGCGGCATGGGCAAAGTCAGAACCATCTTCGGTTTTCATTCCTCTTCCGAGAAGAAGTTTTTTTGCTTTAGACATTATTACACCTCGTAATCGTATTCTTCGTTAACTTCAATGTCTTCGTCGTCATCGTAATCAGCGTCTCTATGACCTTCTTCAGGTTCGATCATTTCTGCTGGATCTTCAGCAGTGCCTTCAGGATCTTCAATATCTCCAGTATGCATTGAGACAAAATCTTTATCTGCCTCAGAATCGAAAATGTCTGGGTATTGCTCAGCAATCTCTTGCTGAATATCATTAGTTCTGGCGTCGATATTTGCTACAAGATTTTCAGACATTGCACCTTTAAAGGCTGTTAAAGCACCATCTAAATTATCTTCCGCAATGTAGTGAATAATGTTTTTTGCATTGCTCATCAGGGTTCTCCTTAGTTTCCTTTATTTATTCTTCTTGTCCAGAAGAGTTTTGTTGTTGCAACTGGAATTCTTGCATGTTTTCCATAGTAATTCTTTGAACATCAGAATTTGTCTGTCTTAAAATATTTTTCTTAATATAATCTGTAGAAAAGTATTTACCATTGTACTGTTCAGCATCTCTCAGAGTCATCAGTCTTTCTCTGAAGATTTCATTTTCTTTTAACTCTGTATAGAAATTATTTTCGTTGTATCTGATCAGGACATCTTTTTTAATCGAGTTAAATTCAGCAATATTCATAATTCCCTTAAGAACAAGCTGGGTCTTAAGACAAGTGTAGATAAATTCATTAAACTTTACTCTTAGACGTTTCACAAACTTGTGAAATTTAACTTCATCTCTGTTGATCTCAGAAGCTCTACCAAGGGTATAAGAAACTTCAGCTTCCATTCTAGATGTGGGAACATTCAAAGCTCTATACAGCTTTTTCTGGAAGTATATGATGTCTTCCATCTGACCTAAGTTGTTGCCACCCGGCAGTGTTCCAATTTCTGTACCACGGCCACCTTCTCTTCTAGGAAGCCAGTAGTCTTCAAGCATGGTCATAAATTTACGATCATCTTTGATCTCACCAGAGCTTGCATCGTATACCAATTTATTTTTGTGCTTCATCATCATATCACGTAGGTATTGCTCTGCCTTCATTTTTGGCAAGTTACCTACGTCAATGTAAAAAATTCTTCTTTCTGGTGCTCTGGCAAGTCTGTAAATAACTGCGGCATCTTCCAAAGCTCTAAGCTGATTTACTGGCTTAATTGCTTTATGAAGATGAGAGAGGACCATTTTATTTGCCCTATCGTTGATTCCTGAATCACAGTAAACAATAGAGTCCTTTGCAATCTTAATTGTAGATGCAGTCTGAGGCATTGCTGAAACATTAGAACCAAGGAATCCATCATTGTTATACATGAAATATTCGTTTTTGATTTTCTTTTCAGAGGCATTGCTTTTTGTATCTTTTACCTCTTCAAATTCAACAACCTTTTTAATCTTTCTTGGATCAACGTATCTGAGTTCTTGAATTCCTAAAGAAGGGTCATTTTCATCGATAACAATATGATAGTATAGTCTACCATCCACATACCATTTTCTGAACATCTCATAAGATTTTTCACGGAATTCAAGAAGATCAACAATTTTCTCGAATTCCGTGTAAATCAATTTTTTAAGAGGTTCGCCCATCCCTACCTTGTCAAGGGAAATTTTTAGTGTGTCACCAGATTCATCGGGATTAATGACTTCGTTAATAATATCATCAACAGCAACCTCTACTTCAGGCTGCATTGCCATATCTCGATATCTGTTAATTAATTCAACATCATTTCTTACGGAACCATCTAAGTCAACGTAAGAGCCATAAAACCCTCCGGTGCTGACGTTGATGGAACCATCGTCAAACTCCGGTTGGGTAAATGTACGTACTGTTCCATTGTCATCTTTTTCTTTTTGAAGACGACTAATATTAAAACCAAAAATTTCCATCAACTATGCCTTATTTTAAAGTGCTCTACCTTCAGATACAAAGTCACCATCATTGATAGATGACGTTAATGAAGTTCTAACACTTTTAGCTTCATCCAACAACCAATAATCATATTTAAAGTTTACTTGAAACTCCTCAATAACATCAGACTGCGCCCAATCAAGACCGATGGCAGTAATATCAGATGGGAAACAACCAACAAACTTATACTTTCTAAGAATTTCTCCAGCCTTCGAATACTGAATCACAGAACCATCTCTTTTGTAAGATTCTGGTCTTTCGTAACCGGAATCTCTAATGTTAGGTTCATGAGAATTCAAAGAGTTGTGCCAAGATTCCAAGGCATGTCTAACAGCGAAGTCTTCATCATTGATTACAGTAATTAACCAATCATCATAACGTCTTTGACCTGCTACTTTGATAGTTCTACCGAAATATGGGACTTCAGAAAAACCAATCGAAGAAGTTGGAATTGCTGTAGCCCTAGCCATAAAGCGGATTTTATCGTCTGCCCTAGAGTCAACAGGGTTTTGAAGTTCAATAGAGAAAAGTGAGGCTCTTGCCCCACCAAACTCAAGTTCTTCTCTAAAAGTGTTAATGTTAAATGCCATTTACTTTATCCTCCAAATTTACCTGCTACTTCTTCAAACGCCACTCCGGTTCTTACTGCAACGAAGTTCAATCTGATGAAGTTAATGGATCTTGCTGGCTTGATGTAGATATCACCAACAAACTCGTTTCTGTCGATAACGTCAGGTGTGTTGTTAGTTTCATCACAAACCACTCTAAAGTCTGTAATGCCTCTACGACCTTGAACAGTTCTTAAGAACGGCTCGACCATAGATACAAACTGTGCTCTTGTGAATTCATCGTTCAGTTCGAACAAGGTAAACTTAGAAGCCGTAGAAATTGCTTTCTCAAGAACGATAAACAATCTTCTAACATTAATTCTACTGAATGCGGAAGGCTTTCCAAGAAGTGTCTTATCGCCAAAAAGAATGTTTCCTTGGTTCTTGAATTTAACAACAGGGTTAATGTCAGAACGATAAAGAACATCTCTGTCAGCTTGATCAGGATTATAGGCAAGCCTAACAATATTTTTAATTTCACCTCTATTAAATCCTGCAGGAGAGAAGAAACTATCTGC